TGATATAATAGCATATATGACGCAAGAAGAATTCCATATCGATTGGAAAACTTTATCTCATGAAGAGTTTCTAAAACACTTAGTTAGATTTTCTGAGGAAAGGTATATCTGGTATAAGAAACAATTAGAGTGGGTTTTTAAAGATAAAGAAACTTGGCCGCTAAATGAAGAACTTACCGTTTGGTATAAAGAACATTTGAGAGAATGGAAAAATTACAGCGAACATTCTTTAAAAGAACATAGATATGATTTAGAAGTAGAACGTGGAACTGCCGGATATAGAAGTCCAAAATTTATAACCGATGCTCCTCCATACGAAGAAAAAATTATTAATAAGTTGATCGAAAATTGGAATGATAATCCTGACGCTGAAAGAATTGCTTGGAGAATTATAGGCTTATTAGAAACTAAATTACAAAAATGAAAAATTTTGCTCTAACATATAAAGAATATTTAGCACAAAAACGAAAAAATGAGATTGAAAAGTCGAAAAAAGGAAGTAGAGGATTTTGCAAAACAAATAGATGCAGCAAGAAATAGAGTTATGGCAAGAAGAAAACAAATGGAAGATGAAGCACATAGAAGAGGAAATGAATATTACGATTCTGAATTCGATGATGAAATCACGGATAAAAGCAATGATATTAAAGTTCCAATAAATAATATTCACGATTTAATAAATAAGCACAAACATGAATAAGATAGAAAATAGAAAACAAGAATTAATTACCAAACGTTGGATTTATAACTTCGAAAAGGCAAAAGAAGAAACCATGAAATCTATTGATAAAAATAAAGAACCAGCAAAATGGAATTTATATGTCAATTCATTAAGTGGTCAAATAGATGATTTAAAACTTCAATTGAAAACTTATTACAGAACTCCTAAATACATTAAAAGTAGAATTTGGAAATGGATTAAAAATATAATTGATCCGCATGAAACATTCTGGGATCCGGAAACTGTGAGAAAAGTCACAGGTCAGCATAATGAGATTGTGAAAAATATAAGAACTAAATGGCGAAGAGATATGGACAATGTAAGACTTCTCAAGTTCGAAAATACTCAGCTTCATCATCTTTGCGATAAATTAATAGCCGATGGAAAGTTAACACTTGACGAAATGAGAAGCATGGTCAATTCTAGAAAAGAAGCTAAAGAAATATTATTTGGAAAAAAAGATGGCAACAAATTTTAATATAAAGTTAATAAATGGAGAAATTGTGGAATCTGACGAAGATAACCACTTTTTTATACTGCCGGATGTTGGAGCTTGTAGTACATTAGAAAGTTTTTTAGAATATTCGAAAAACGCTCATAATATTGCAGTCACAGCCAAATATGGAAATAAAGAAAAAATCAAGAGAGTTATTCCAAAAATTAGTATTTTGGAATATGTAATGAAACATAAAGAGCCATCTTCGCCGCCTTCAGCAATATATAAGATGTGAAAAGAGAAGTAGAAATAGTTGTCATATCAGATGTTCACTTAGGAACTTATGGGAGCCATGCTACAGAGATGGTCAATGGATTAAAAATAGTTCAGAACATTATTAAAGATCATTTCTCTCGTAAGCGATAATAACTGGAATTTCTTTTATTCCTAATTCTTTTAAAGCTAATACTCTATGATTTCCATCATGCCAAGAAGGCGCAAAGCCTTGTTCATATTGAAATTTACTCATGAACCACATGATAGGAGTAGGTAATTTTTTAGCACTGGATATGGTATTAGTGTATTCTTTGACTTTGTCATAATCTGTTTTGAATCTTTTATACCTTACTCTTTCTAAAAATTGATCAGGAGACATATAAATAATCTCTTTATGAAATTTATCCGATTCATGTTTTAAAATTTCATCCCAATCTGATCTTCCAGTATATTCGGTATCGAAAATAATATTATTTAAACTTTCATTAAATAGTATCCATTCTTTTAGTGAGGTAATCATAGGGTTATATATAGAGATAAATATCTTTTGTAACCATGCCCGGATTTTCTCTCCCGACCCTGAACAATCAATTTCTATTCGATATAAGCGATGATTTTGTTCATAAGGATATAGAAGAAAGATACATCAAACTTTTAAAAGAACAAAGAAGACCTTTTAAAAGTGTTATAGACTATATAAATAGCACTATTTTAGATATTACATTTCCTTCTATAGCATTTCCTACCGCGGAACAGACCACTAGATTAGGACAAAAAATTGTGTGGAAAGGAGACGAGCCGATTTATAATTTATTGGATAAGAAAGGAACTATAACTTTTCAAAGTGTAGATTCCAATCTAAATTATTTAATTATAATGGACTGTTTAATTAGAAATTATTTGGATACTTCGTTAGTGCATGATCCTAGTTTGGTTATGGTTATGGTGGATCAAAACAGAAAAGCACTTTATTTCATGCAATATTCAGGAGTAGTATTCACAGGACAAGAAGGAAATAAATTTGCATACAATGATCAACAAGTGAGTTCTAAAACATTCACAATAGATTTTGTATATAATTTCTTTTCTCCTGAATTCGTATATGACAAAATTGATATTATTATGAATCAAGGATATACTGGCCATGATTTGGCTAAAGAAATAGGCAATAGTGGAGTAAGCAATTAAATAAATTTTGCATGAATGATAAAGGAAGTTTTTCTGAGGATGGAAATTTCGAATTCAGAAAGAAATTAATTCAGATAATTAAGTTATTCGAAAAGCATCCTTACATGTTTGCTGAATTCCTAATAGATAATAATGCAATCAATCCACATTTCAAAAAACGATTATTAAAAGCCAAAATTTCCAAAAAGGATAAATCTGTCAATTTTATAGATTTAAACGAGATGATGGATTTTTACGAGAACATAATAACAGACGAAAAAAATCCATTAGAGATTAAAAATCCTTCTAAGTATTGGAATGATAAATTGAAAGTGGCTATAGGCCTTCAAAAATACGAGCAAGCTGCTTCTATAAGAGACATAATGATCAAAAAAGGAATAGCGATAAAAAATTAAACATGTATTTGTTTTAAGGATATAAATAACCTAACCTTAAAAATAAAAATAATGTCAAAACGCGAATTCACGATTTACAACGACTATTCCGAGTCAGAAGTAATCGAATTAGAAAAAGCTTATTCAAAATCACTAGATCAAGGCCATTTCAAGGTCGGCAAAGTAGTGACTGGATTCCTTTACTCTAAAACAAACAACGAGTTAAATTTCGTAACTTACGGAAAAACACAAATCACAGTAAAGCTTTCTTCAGAAGAAAATGCAGTTACCTCCACTCTAGAAATAGGAGCTAAAACAGGAATTGAAATTACAGGAATTGAAGAAGAAAAAACCGGATATTTCGTTTATGGCTCTGTAGCTAAAGTAAAACAAAACGAAATAAAAGAATTCTTGGATGAAGCCTACGATCACGAATCTATTTTAACTGGAGTAGTAAAAGAGATGAATCAAGGTGGATATATCGTAGAATTATCTATAAACGATTCTACGACATCTATGTTCATGCCAAACTTGTTAACTTCGGTTAATAAATTATTTGAACCTGCAGCCCTAGTAGGCCAAGAGATTGATGTTATCTTAGATGTGGTGAACAAAAATGGCACCGATAGTTATGTTTGTAACAGAAAAAAATATCTACAGACATTAATTCCTCACGAGCTTGGAAAATTAATAAAAGGTGGCAAATACGAAGGTTTTATTACTGGAAAAACAGATTTTGCAGCCTTCATTCAATTTAACGGTTGCTTGACAGCGATGATTCACAAATCTAACTTAGAAGCTCCTTTAGAAGAAATTAAAACTGGAGATGCTATTATTTTCTATGTTAAAGATGTTATCAAAGATCGTTTGTTCTGTACCCAAGTTCAAAAAGATTCTCTTTGGGATACCATTAAAGTAGATGATGAATTATCAGGAGAAGTTTCTTCTATAAAAGATTTTGGCTTAATGATTCAATTAGATTACGAGACAAAAGGACTATTGCATCGTTCAGTTCTTAAAGGTAAATCTCCTGAAGAATGGCAAAAAGGAGATGCAGTTTATGTAAAAGTTACGGCTATCAATAAAACAAATAGGCAGATCACTTTAGCTCTTTGCTAAAAGAAGAATAAAAATAAATACAATAAATGAAAAGACGATCCCATAAAAGATCGTCTTTTTGTAATATATAAGGCATGAAAAAATTATTCGATGATAAAAAATTTCATGTTGCTTTTAACAAATATTTAGAAACTATAAATTCAAAGTTTCTTTTAGGTTCAATAGAAACAAAAAATGTTCCTTTAACTAAAATATCTTTATCTATTCCAATAGTGTTTTCAGATAAAGAAGATTATGAATCTTTAGCTAGATCTTTTTGGTGGCTTATTTTAGATAAGATATTAAAACATATCCCTAAAAGAAAATACACTATTGGAGATCCATTAATAAAACACGAAAATCTATATTATTTCACTCCAGATATTTCCATGGTTGAGATGGATAAAGACTATTTCATATACATTCCTTTTTTAAAAGATACGGTATATTGCAAGCTAGAAAATCCGATAGCTAACTTAAAAAAATACATAGAAAACATGAAACTTTCTAATCAAAAATTGTCTCTAGATTTTCCTATTTATTTATAAGAGAAGTATTTATAAGCATATATAGTTTATAGATGCCAATTACTAAAAAAGTTAAAGACGCAAAAATAGACCAGCGACAATTTATTTTTACCGCTGAAATCATAGAAGATATAATGCAAAAAACTTCTATGGGATTTCAACTCCCTAGGCACATGAATCCTTGGTTTATGAATCAAACGGCAGTAAGAAAACGCGGGTGTGTTTATGGATGGTCGGATTTCGAATTAGAAGAATTTGCTAAGTGTAAAATGGATATTCACTATTTTGCAAACAATTATTGCAAAATAAAGATAGAGGATGGTTCCATCAAACAAATGAAGCTTAGAAACTACCAATACAAAGTGTTGGATGTTTATTCTAAGAATCGTTTTGTAATTAATATGTCAAGTAGACAGTCCGGAAAAACAATTACTGCTGCTATTACGCTTCTTCATTATTGTATATTTAACTCTAACAAAGGGATAATGATGGTTGCAAATAAAGGAGAAACTGTTACTGAAATTATAGATAAAATAAAAAATATTTATAAACTACTTCCATTTTTTATGAAACCCGGAATAGTGAATTGGAATACTAAGGCTATTGTATTCGATAATGGCTGTAGAATTAAATCTCAAGCACGTTCTAAAGAGCCGGCTATAGGTTTTACTATTGATTTCTTATACGTTGATGAGTTTGCACATATTCCTGCCTCAATAGCAAGACACTATTATAAATCTGTTGTACCGACAGTATCATCAATAAATAACTCAAAAATATTAATAACATCTACTCCTAATGGAACTAACCTGTTCAAAGAACTTGTAGAAGGTGCTGAGGTTCCAGAAGGACATCCTAATAAGAACCAGTACAAATGTATTAGAGTTTATTGGTATGAAGTTGCTGGACGTTTGGATCCTAAGTTTTATCCTATGGATATGGAGATGAGGAAGAGAAAAATTACTTTTGACGAAATCATATCAGACCTTAAAAATCAAGGATTTAAAGCTACAATAGAGAAAGAACAATCTGATACTGGCGATGTGAAAGTGATAAGAATAGATTATGAAGATGGAAAATGGCCTTTAGAAGTTGTAAGAGAAGTTAAAATAAAAGGAGTGAATTTTGCACAGTATGGCACGATCACTAATTGGAAAGAGACAGAAACTAAATTAATTGGAGGCGAAGAAGCATTCAATCAAGAATATAACATACAATTTATATCAGGTTCTAAGAGAATATTAAATGCTAAGACTGCTATAAGATTAGAGCAAAGAAAAATCAAATATACTTGGGAGAATATAGAAGTTCTTAATAAATTAAGATTTCCTTACGAAGAATTACTATGGAGACCTGATTTTGTTCACTCTACCAGAGCAAAAGAATACTGGGTTGGAAAAATAGATACCAGCGAAGGATTAGGTCAAGATTATTCAGTATTAAATCTTTTCACTTTACAGTTGAGAAGCAACGAATGGCTTAAGAATAATAAAATAAAGAATATGTACGAAGCTTTTTATTTAAAACAGACTGGAATTTATATCAATAATAGATTGCATCCTACAGAATTAGCTGATTTAGTGTATCTTTTATTCTTCGAATACTTCGATCCTGAAAGATGCAAGATAGTTTTAGAGTTGAATGGTCCTGGAGGAAGGTTATTAGATGCATTGCCTAAGACATTAGATCAAAACAATGATTTTGGAGAGTATATTTTTGTAAGATACAAGCATAATTTAAACAACGAATTTAAAAGACCAGGATTGAAAGTATCTGGAGGAAATAAAAAAGATATGGTAAAAACATATATTGATTCTGTAGAGTCAGATAAATTGTATGTAGACGAATATAATACTTATCTAGAGATGGAGAATTTTATAAAGGTAGAAACCAAATCAGGCAATGTGACATATCAGGCTGATTCTGGGCACGATGACATAGTGATGACATTGGTTAATGGAAGCACAATATTTGAAACAAGAGAATGGGAGAACATGTGCAGTTCTAAATATATGGAATTAGAGAAAATAGATCAAATTCGTATCGATGAAGCGTTGGATTTGAATTACAATCCAGAGGCTAAAGGATATAAATCTTTAAGCGGTGCTTTAAAATCAAGTAGAAGCGGTATTACAAAAGGACGATATAAAAGAAAATTTAGAGGAATTTAGTATTTTCCTAAAATAACTTACAATATATACTCTAAAAAGTAGCATAATTTTATAACATGGCTAATACAACAAATCAAATTAATCTATCTGATTATACGCATGCAGGTATATTTATCACCGAGATAAACAGCTCAGTGATTGCATCTACACCTCCGCAGCAAGCGATAATTAATTTTATTCCAGGTTTCTCTAAAACTGGAACAACATTCAATTGTCCTATTTTAATTTCTAAAAGCACAGATAGACAAACATATTTTGGAAATATTGATCGTTCTTTAGAAAAGCAAGGTTCATATTTTCACAGAACTTTAGACATTGCTTTGCAATCTGGTCCTATCTGGGCTATGAATTTGTTGCAGACTAATTCTTTAGATCAATTGAACTACGCTTCAGTTTCTGTATCTGCACAATACCAAAATTTGCCTATAGCTACTAGCCAATACGATACTTTCTTTAACAAAGCAGGTTTCTGGCAACGCGACGTTAACTCTTTCTTATTCTTTGCTTCTAATACTCAGCAAATGATTCACTTCACTAACTTGTCTAACAAAAAGATAACAGTGTTCATGTTCAATTCTCCTATAAGTGGATTCAATGTCAATGCTTTAACTTGGTATGGCAACTTAGATGATATTCCTACTTGGATGAGTCAATATGATTTTATCTCTGACTATATGGTTAGAGTTATAGTTGTTTCTGGCGATTGGTCAAATTATGCAACTTTAGCTGCAGATCCAGTATGGTCTAAATATTTCTCTGCTTCTGGATTATTACAATCTCAAGCAACAGCATTCACTCAAGATCCTGGAGTTACTTTATTGAATCAATATGATGGATCTTTGATCCCTTATTTCGTAGATAACTCAGGTAATAACTTGTTCATCGAAACAATGATTAACTTAGATACAGATTCTACTGGTTTATTCTGTGCTTATGATACAGATAACGTTGAAACTGACTATCCAAATGGAAGAGTAGATTTAATAGGTCAAACTTTAGTTGATTTAGAACAAAATACTATAAACTTTATGTCTTATCAAGATACTATTGTTCAAACTGATACTTATAGCGAAACTTACTTAGATACACTAGGAAATGTTATAGGCGTTGGATCTATATCAGGTATAGATGGAACTAGAACTTCTGCTAATTCTAATGGAATCATAAGCGGTATTACTTTAACTACAACATTAATTGGAACTAATACTCCAGCATTAACTATTAACAGTACATCTGGAACAGTTAATATTAACAATACTATACAATCTATTGTTACTTCTACATTGACTTCTACAACGATTGCAATACCTGGATCTAACTCCACTTATAGAATAGATGCAGTGTATGTGGATCAAACAGGATTAGTTTCTATAGCTCAAGGTTCTCCATTCAACTTTACTTCAGCTCAAACTGAAGCAACAGTTGTAGCAGCTGGTTTAACATACCCTGCTTCTATGCCTAACAATGCTATAGTATTCGGTTATTTCTTCAGAGAAACTACTTCAGGTTCTACTTATAGCAATACTTATGTTTCTGTAGCAGTAGGTCAAACTGCACCGGTTACTACTAACACAACATTTGGTACATTTATACCATTGACTGTTGGTACTTTAATCACAGACGATTTACAAGTTCAAGCATCAGCAACTAATGTTCTTAACGTTATATTCTATGGAACTGCAACAGCGACTAAAGCTAATTATTTAGCTTACAGACGTTTGCAAATGTTTAATGAATTGGTTACTACATTAATATTAGCTGATTCAGTAGCTGTAGATATTTTAGGAAATAAAGTCGATTTGACTAGTGCATTATTTACTAATAACTATACAGCCGGTGCTGGAGATAAACAATTCAGTTTAACTGTAGCAGCAGGATCTAACATCCAAGCAGCTCCAGCAGCTGGAAGCATGGTATTCTATTACACTGATAATGAATTTGCTTATTCAGCAGCTTATGCAACTGC